GATTAATCAAAATAGACAACAATTTACTCAATTAGAAAGTGAAGGATTAATGCTTCAAGGTGAAATTAGATTACTCAAAGAAATGGAATTAGAAAATTCTAAAGAAGAAGTTGAAGAAGTCGAAAAAAGAGTAATTATATAATTAAATTTTAAACCTTTATAAATAAAATATGATATTTAATTACGAGGTTTTTTATTATGCCAGCGAAATTTGATAAATTAAGATTAGCGATTAAAAGTCAGTTAACGAAAGATAATCCTAATATGAAAGAAGAAGAGTTAGAAAGCAAGAGTTTTGCAATCGCAACTGCTCAAGCTAAGAAATTAGGTATTGCAACTTCGGAAAAAAATGCTGAAAATGGCGAAATTATAGTGGCAGAAAATGTTAAAGTTATATTAGATTCTAATATAACAGCAGTAGGTAATATTATATCAGGATGAGTTCTCAAAAAATAAATATAGAGGGTACAGCTATTGTAGAAGGCTTAAGTAGAAATGGAATTGTCTATGAAGCAGCTGAATTAGATAAATTTGCACCAACTCTACAAGGAAGACCTATTCTAAAAGACCATGAAGGTTTAACTGATAATACTATTGGTAAAGTAACAGAAACTAAAAGTATTAATGGTGGTAGTTCTGTTAGTTTTAAAGGTTGGATTAAAGAAGATGGCTCTGGAATTATAGAAAAAATCAAAGACGGAAGAATTAGTGAAGTTAGTATTGGAGCAATGGTTGGTAAATTAGTTAAAGAAAATGCAGATGATACAGATTTTATTGCTAGAGATATGCATGCTATGGAATTAAGTACAACACCAGTTCCAGGTGTTAATGGAACTAAAGTAAAACAAGCAGAAAATGTTGAATATACTGAAGAAATGTTAAAAAATATGATTAATGAATCAACTTCAGATTTAAAAATTGGTATAAAGGAGGAAATAAGAATGACAGAAAACGAGAAAAGAGATAACGACGTAAAAGAAAATGTTGCATTAACTGAAGCTATGAAAGTAGCAGAAGAAAAGTTAAAAGTAGCTGAAGCTAAGATCGACGCAATGGAAACATTAAGAAGAACTGAAGCTGTTGAAGCATACGAAAAGCTTTGCGAATCTAAATCTTTGAAGAGTGTTAATACTGAAAATCTAGCTATCGAAGCAATCAAAGCTTTACACGAACAAGTGGAAGGAGTTGAAGATGCTAAAGAAGAAAAGGCTGAAGAAGCTGATGATTCTAAAGAAGATAAGAAAGAAGACAGTAAAGAAAACGCAGAACCAAAGACAGAAGAAAAGTCTGATGAAAAGTCAGAAGAAGCATTTAACGGTTACGTTGTTGAGCAATCAAGTCTTGGAGGAATGTCTTTCGGGAAATTAAACTAATATGACAGTTAACCCAAACGGTGCAGTTCAAGTTGGTGATTTCGGGAACCCTAGTGTTCTAAGCGGAAAGGCAAAAGAAGTAATCTCGGGAGGACAATTTGTCTTCACATCAGGAGCGACAGGTGTTGTAGGTTCTGGAGCAGATACATTCGCAACAGGCGATGTACAATTTGCAACAGGAGCATCAGGAGCAAACTTTGTTGGTATTGCATTAGAAACAGTAGCGTCAGGAGCATTAGTTCCAGTAGCTATCGATGGTTTGCATATCGTACATTGCGTTGATACTGTTAACAACGGTCAAGATGTTGTTTGTAATAATGACGGTGTATTAGCCGGAGTTACTGCAGGACAAGTGATCGGGAAAGCTATAACAGCAGGAGCATCAGGTGGATTCTGTGTAGTCCAAATTAAGTAAAATATGGCAAAATTACAATACGTTAAAGAATTGTTAAGCACAGAAATCGCAACTGAAGGGTCTTTATTAATTGTGAAGAAAATTCACGATCAATTAATTGAAGAAACTAACAAGAGATTAATTCCTAGAACAGAAGCTAAGTTTGTTGTTGGTCCAGCGAATATTCCAGGTTCAAGCTATGACATAGATTTAGAAGTAGAAAATACTCTAGATATTAGAGAAATAGCAGAAGGAGCAGATATTTATCTAGATAACCAAACATATACTTCAGTTAACGTTAAACCTATCAAATACGGTGTTTCAATTAGAATCACTAGAGAAATGATGGAAGACGCTAAGTGGAATTTGTTAGAAACTAACATTAAGACTGCAGGTAAGAGATTTGCTGAAAATGAAACTAATTTAGTATTAGTTCAATTAGATGCAGCAGATAATACTGTTACTGGTGGTGCAGCAATTACTATTGCAAACATCACAGCAGCTATGCAATTCCTAGAAGACGAAGACAAAGAACCTACTACATTACTAGTTGGTAATGAAGTTTTAAACGATCTTAGAAACATTGATACATTCGTAGAAGCTGATAAAGCTGGTTCAACAGAAATGATGGACACTGCCTTTAAAGGTGTTATCTATGGTATGAAGGTTATGAGATTTAGTACGAACGCAGCTCCTACAACAGGATACGCTAAATTTGCATATGTATTCGATAATGACGAAGCATATGTAATTGTTGAAAAGAGACCAATTATGGTAGAAAGATTCGACTTGCCTTCAAACGATTTAACAGCAGCTTCTATTACGCAAAGAATTGCAGTAAAAGCTCTGAGAACTAACTCAATTGCTAAAATCACAACTACTTAATTATAAGTAGGTGCTTAAAAATATCCACGCGGTTTGAGGAAACCCGCTGTAAACAAAAACCCTCTTTATATTCAAGTCTTAGTTTAGACTATAAATTAACTAAAATAAATACGGAGAAAAAAATATGGAAGACGGATTATCAAGTGAAAACATGAATGCAACAAACGTTAAAGCTACTAGTATTAGTGGAACTAATACTGATTTCGTGGATTTAGAAGTAGGAACTGTAACAGCAACAAATGTTGCGGTGTTTACAAGTTTTACTAATGAATTTGCATCAGCACCTAAAGTTCTTTTAACACCAGCAACATCAGGAACACATGCAACAGAAGCATATGTAGCCGGAGCATCTGCAGGTAGTTTTGGGTTTGTAGGACAATCAGGATTAGATTATAATTATTTAGCTAGAATAGCTTAATTTTAATTATACTAAATACAAATAGGAGGTAGAAATGGTTAATGATTATAGAATAAAACAAGAAATTATTCCAGCGATAACAGTAAACGGTAGTTTAATAGAAAAACAATATACTGGTTTTGTTATTAATGGAGAAGTATTGAAAGTTAGAGTTGAAAACATCGCATCTCCTGGAAGTTTCTGGGTAGCTCAAAGCGGTACAGATTTAGAAATATTTAGACAAAATAATTTAACATCTGGTTTATCAACATTTGAAGTTTATTTAGGAGAATTTGGAGTAGATAATTCAAATTCAACAGGAAGTCCAAGTATGTATTTTAGTCCAGTAGTTAATGAAGAATTATATTTCGAGGGAAGTGGATTTACAAGTGGAACTTCAACATCTTTTGGTCCAGTAACAGTTTATTATAGATAAATCATTTTTATATGATGGCAGCGAATACAACTTTTATTAAAATTAAAATTACTAATCAGGATATTTATTCTAAATTGATTGATATAGAAACTCAAGCGAAAATAACTAACGGTAAAGTAAAATTAAATACATTAGCGTCTAGACTTTCGTTTACTATTAGTTTAACTTCAATCTCTTCGTTAATAGGTATAGCATTCTTTTTAATATAATGGCAATTTGGAATATAGGTAGCATATCAACACATGTAGGAAATTTTATAGGTTTTGATAATATTACACATATTAGTGGAACTACTCTTGATAACATGGTTATTCAAGAAATTAATTATGCTAATAATTATACAGATGAAAATATTACAGAAACAGAAATAGCTGAAAAGTTTCAACCAACTATTATAGATTTAACTCTATCTAAAGTATTATTATCTACTGAAGCTCAAGAAGGTGGAGTTGACAAAGTTCAATTGGGACCACTTACAGTTTCTCAAGATGAAGGCGGTAATTCTGAATTAGCTAAACAGTTAAGAACAGATGCTATTGCAAGATTGAAAGAATTAGGTAGAAAAGTTAGATTTAAAAGAGTGTTGAGTTGTTAAAATGACAGTACAGAATTTTCTAGAAAAAGGTTTAGCAAAAATATTTAAAGAAGGACAAGTTTCTGATATTAATATTTTTAGTTATACATTTGTAGATGACGGAGCAGGAGATGATTATGATGATGCCGTTACTATTACTTCAACTGGAAGTGTTCAAACATCTGGAGTTATGTTTCCAATGATTACAGAACAAGGTAGTTCAGAAGCTTTATTAATAGAACAAGGAAAACTATTAACAGAAGATAAAATATTATATACTGGAAGTGTAAATACTAGTGGAGCTTTATTATTTAATATTGGTACTGATTTTTATTCAGTTATACCAGAAGGAATTCAAGATTGGGAAATTGGAGGAAATACAGTTCTCAAAAAAATATTTCTTAGACAGAATAGAACTGGCAGTTTAATTTAGATGGTTAGAGGCGGAATTAAATTTGGAATTACTGGAGTTGCAGCATCAGTTGCATTTATAGTTGCTAGAGATAATGCAATACAATCTGCTCTTAAAAAACAAATAAAAAAATCTACTAATGAACTTAAAGAAGAAGTTAAAGATAGTATTAGAGGAATTAAAGCAGAGCCTCGTAGCATAGATACCGGGGAATTTCTAAATAGTGTAGAAGGTAGAGCAAAGGATTTTGTAGGTATTGTTTCTAGCGATGTTCCTCAAGCATTATTCATGGAATTTGGAACATCTAAAACTCATGAAAGAAGACATTTTAGAAATAGTTTAGCTAGAAAGAAAAGAAAAATTGAAGAAGATTTAGACAGAGCAGTTAAAGATATTATATAATTTCTATTTGAATGTTTATAAACAATATTACATTATATTCTACGTTGTAAGCGAGCAACAAATTTAAACCAAGTGAGGTAAAGATTATGACAAGTGAGTCAAGCGAAAAAACAAATATCATAGCTAAGGAAATAGTAACTAAAGAAACTATTTCTAAAGAAATATATGCGAATAACTGTAATGGATGTGGATGCAGTCTCCCTAAAATTTTAGATAGAGGTATATGTCCAAGATGTGGTGTAAGAAATTAAATGGTTATTAATTCAGCTACTTTTATTTCAGATATAGTTTTATTCATTAGAGAAAAGCTAAGAACAGATATAACTGACCCATTATCTTCACGAACAGGAAAGTTTGTTATGACTTCATATCCAAAAAGAGTAACAGAATATCCAATCATAACAGTTAAAGCAACTGGAATTGATACACTTAAGCTAGGAATGCAAAGTGAATTATCATGGACAACAGTTGATTTAGAGATTAGAGTTTGGGCTAAAAATGCTAAACAATCAGATACATTGACAGCTAATGTTATCAATTCGTTAAGACAAGCTCAATTTGGAACAGATAGCACAACAGACGAGGAAATGTTTGGATTCAATTTAAGTTCAGCAGTTCCAGTTGTAGAAGAACTAAATGATACAACAATTCATAGTAAAGTAATGACCTTTACATATAAAAATATATTAAATTAAAAAGGAGGATTAAATAATGAGTATTAGAGTAGCAGACCAAAACACAATAATGTTTCAGTACGAAAGTGGAACTTACGCAACGCCATCAGGAACTTCAGGTTCATGGTTGGGTTTAGTAACAAATCACGACCCATCTGAATCGCAAAATGTAATTAATATTAGATATGCAGGAACTACAGATAGAAATGTAGGACAATTTGTTGATGGACCAGTTGATTATGAAAATTCAATTACTTACCATCCGCAAGATTGGATTATGTTAGGCTTTGCAATGGGAAGTATGGTAGATTCAGGTTCACCAAGTCCATTCATTCACAATTTAGCAGAAGTTAATAGTGACGATGGATATGCTTTTACATCAGGTACACTTTGCCCTTTTGCATCATTCACTATAGTTGACCAACAAAAAACATCAGTAGATGGAAACCATCAAGTTAGAACTTATAAAGGTGGAATGGTTGATTCATGGAGTTTGTCAGCATCAGAAGGTGAAGCAGTAGAATGTGAAATGACAGTAAAGACTAAAGAATTGGCGCCAATAGGAAGCGCGACAGCTGACTTAATTTCAATTGCAGACGAAGATACTACAAGACCGTATGTATGGAGCGATGTTAAAGTTCAAATCGATGGAGTAGCTTTTAACACAGTGACAGATGTAAGTTTTGAAATTAATAATAATTTAAGTTCAAAACACTATATGGGTCCAGGCAGTAGAGAGATAGAAATCTTAATTCCAGAAAATAGAGAATATACATTCGATATTACAGCAGATTCTGAAAGTAGTCAAACACAAACTCTTTATGATAGTTTTTGGCAAAATGGTTCAACATTCAATGCATTACTAGAAATATCAGCATCAGCTGGTAGTAAAGAGATATTTATTGCAATGAGTGGTTGTAAGTTAACTGATTTTAACGCACCATCTCCAGCAGAAGGTGTTGATGAATATACAGCAACAATCATGCCAGAAACAGTAAGCGCAATTGTAAACGATCTGAAAGAAAAATATAATATTTTTTAAATTTTTATTTTTTAAAATATACAATATGTACGTGAAAGGAGGTAGTAACACACCAAATGGAAAATATATTAAAAGAAAAATGCTTAATAGCTAGAGATGGAGAAGGGAAACTTATTCCTGTCAAAGTCATACTAGAAGGTCTCGAAGATAAACCATCTGCAATGATGACACCTTTAACTAAAGGTGAATTTCAGGAGTTTATTAGAGATGAAGATAATTCAGATGAATTAATTAGAACACATGTTCATGAACCATCTTTTACAGAAGAAGAATTCAAACATCTAAAAACAACAGTTTATGGTGCTTTTAAAATGGCATTATTAGCTTTGACAACAGATATATCTCAAAAAGAAATTGAAGAGTCTTCTACTAAAGCTTTACTTGATTCGATAGAGTCAAAAAAAAAATTTACAGAAACGAAAGTAGATTAAATTGGTTTTTACATGAGAGAGGCTATACTTTTTTTGAAATTCCTAAACTTACATATCCAGAAATTAATATGCTCATAGATGAGAATAACATGATAGAAAAAGCAAATAAAAAAGCAGCAAAGAAAGCTAATAAAGGTAAGCGTAATTAATGGCAGAAGTAGGTAGTCTTTTAGCAGGTGCAGCTGGTGGTGGAGCAATAGCTATAACTATAATAGCTATAGATAAATATTCTAGCGTTTTTAATAATGTAAACAAAGCAATGTTAGCAACAGGTGTTGCTGTTACTGCATTAGGTGTAGCTGGATTAGCCGCTTCTAAAAGTTTTATTAATACAGCAGCTGCATTTGAATCAGCATTTACAGGAGTTAGAAAAACAGTTGAATTAACTGAAGAAGAATTCGTAAAATTAAGACAAACATTTAAAGATTTAAGTAAAGAAATTCCTGTTTCATTCGTTGAATTATCTAGAATTGGTGAAATAGCAGGACAATTAGGTGTTGAAGGTGTTTCCAATATTGAAAAGTTTACTAGAACTATTGCTGATATAGCTGTAACAACTAATTTAACTGCTGAAGATGCAGCTACTTCATTTGCACGAATTGCTAATATTATGCAAGAACCTATCGAAAATGTAGATAGAATGGGTGCAGTTGTGGTTGATTTAGGTAATAATTTTGCCACTACAGAAGCTGAAATTTCTGTATTCGCTAATAGAATAGCTGGTGCTGGTAATATAGCTGGATTGACTACTAATCAAATATTAGCTATTGGTGCTGCTTTTAGTTCAGTTGGTGTTCAGGCAGAATCAGGTGGGACAGCTGTTCAGAAAGTTTTGATTGCTATGAATACAGCAGTAGTTACTGGCTCAGATAAATTAGAAGTATTTGCACAAACTGCTGGTATGTCTGGAGATGAATTTGCTAAAGCATG